AATCTGGCGGCAGCAGCAGGGATGGATTTGGCGCAGGCTTCTGACATGGTAACGGATTACCTTTCAGCATTTTCCAATTCCGCCATGTCCGCCACTGAATTTGCAGATAAGCTTGCTTATGCGCAAGCAAACAGCAACACATCTGCGGAGCAGCTAGGAGAAGCCTACAAAAACAGCGCGGCGAAGATGAACGCAGCGGGGCAATCTGTAGATACCACCACCGCCCTGCTTGCCTCTATGGCTAACCAGGGCCTAAAAGGCTCAGAAGCCGGCACAGCGCTGGCGGCTGTGATGCGTGATCTTACAGCAAAAATGCAAAATGGCGCTATCACGATCAACGGCACCACGATTGCCGTGCAGGATGCAAACGGCAATTATCGTGATTTGATTGACGTTCTACGGGAGGCAGAAGCGGCAACTGTTGGGCTTGGCACCGCCGAAAAGGCCACTGCATTGGCGGCTGTTTTCACGGACAAAAGCCAAAAAGGCCTGAACCTGATCCTGAACGAGGGGATTGAAAAAGCTGCGGCATTTTCCGTATCGCTGCAAGGCGCAAGCGTCACCTTGAACGGCCTGCGGACATCCGCCAGCGCTGCGGGAATCGACATTGACGAAATGCAAAAAGCCTTTGAAGAAGCTGGCGTTTCTGCGGACGATTTTGAAAAGGCGTTGCAGCAGTCCTCCGGTTCCGCCGAAGAATTTACGGCAAATCTTACAAAATTAACACGATCTAGCAGCAAAACAGAATCTATCATGAAAAAAGCGGGCGCAACATCTCAAAAGCTGCAGGCCGCCATGGATAGCGCAGGCGGCGCAGCCGAAGAAATGGCCCGGATCATGAATGATAATTTGCAAGGCGACGTCAAGGCTCTAAATAGCGCCATGGACGAGCTAAAACTCACCATCTATGACACTGCCAAAGGCCCCATGCGTCAGCTTGTGCAAACGGCGGCGAAAGAGTTGCTGCCGGCTCTCACAGATATGGTAAAAGGTGTGGAGGGCGCAGGTCGCCGCGTCGGGGACGCTTTCGGTAAAATTTTAAGCACCATCGTGACTTCCATAGTGGACGCACTGCCATCAATCGCCGAAATGGGCGTTACGATTGCCACCAGCTTGGTCAGCGGTCTTATCTCCGCAATCCCCAAAATGGCAATGAGCGTAGACAAGCTGATTGGGTCGCTCATTAAGAGTGTCATTGATGGCCTGGCCGATATTGGCAACACATTTGCAGAAACTTTTTTGGGAATTGAGAACAAAGGCAAGGCGGCGTCAGAAGCGATTCGGGAACAGAACGAAGCGATCCGCTCTTACTCGGAAACACTTGCACAAACTGAGCCAGTACTTGCGGACTATAATCAGCTTCTTTCCGATCAGGGCAATACCCTATCTGAACTCGATACCAAAATCAGCGAAACAGAGCAGGCAATCACCGGTATCTTAAGCACTGCACTGCGAGAGCAAAAAGGACTGCGGGAAAGCGATCTTGAAAGCATCCGCACTTATATGAACGAAATGAACCGGCTGCAAGAAGAAAAGTTGAGCATATATCGCAGCCAGCAGCTTGCGGAGCTTACAAAATTAAAGCTGGAAAGTGGTGAAATCACACAAGAAACTGCCGCCCAGCATCTTGCAAACACACAAAAAGCACTGGACGAAGCGAATCAAGCAACAAATGATGCTTATACCGCCCGGTTAACTGCCATTGAGCAGAAGTATCAGGCAATGAACCAAATCGGGTCAGACGCCTATCAAAAAGAGCTTGAAGCGGCAAAAACCGCGCATGATACACAAATAGCTGAAAATCAGCGGTATAGCACAGAGGCGCTTGAGATTTTATCACAAAATTCAGCTGCTTGGGTGCAGCAGGATGCGGAGAAATGGGAACGCATCAATAAATTAACGACAGCCGCCAGTGAGAGCGGGTTGATAGCTATTGGTGATTACCTCAATGGCATTGGGCCTCTGAAAGATGAATATCTGCAAGCCCTGGAATCAATGGATCGCCAATCTGCGCAAGGCTTGCTCAGTATGGCCACACAAGTTGCTACATCCGGCGGCCAGATTGACGAAGAGACAAAGCGAATTGCCTCAAATATTCTTGGTTCTTTTGACAATTTACCCGCGGGCCTTGATGCTGCCGGTAAAGATGCGCTTTTGGGCATGATTACAGGCCTGGAGGCTTACATACCGGAACTGGCCAACGCTTCCGAAATGTCGGCAAATGAAATCGTTGACATGATCAAAGAAAAGCTTGGCATTGCCTCTCCATCAACGGTTTTGGCCGCCATCGGTGAGAACACCACAGCTGGTCTTGTCCAGGGCATGGAATCAAAACAGGGCGAAGTTGCGAAAGTTGCACAGAGCATGGCAAGCGCTGTTGAAAAAGCGTTCACAGAAAGCAGCGCCTTGATGACGAAGGTGGGCGGCGACATCGGCGCAAATATCGCCAAGGGGCTGCAAAATAATATCGCAAAAATTAAAACTGCAATAACCACAATCATCAATCAAGTCAAAAACCTTTTTGCTGCAAATCAAGTAAACTTCCAAAGGATTGGCACAAACATCATTAGCGCAATCGCCGAAAGAATGTCTGCCGGGCAGGGGCGAATCCAAAGCGCTGTCCGCACCATCATCGGTGACATATATCAAATTTTCACCAGCAATCAGGGCCGCTTTCAGCAGATTGGTACATCTATTGCAAACGCGATCGCGGACAACTTTACACGCGGGAAATCGCGGATGCAGAATGCAGCAAGCGGCGGCGCGAATGCGATGGTGACCGCCTTGAAGAATCTGCTTTGGAAATTTGAGGACATCGGTGCGGAAATGGCAAATGGTATCTGGAAAGGTTTCCAGAAAAAAGAAGGGTCTCTCACAAACAACATCAAAAACGCTTTAGCTCGGATCAAAGCCGCAGCAGACAGATCGCTCGACATCAACTCCCCGTCGAAGGTCTTTGCGGAAACCGGCAGCTCCATGGCGGAGGGAATTGGGTTCGGTTTCCTCCGGGAAATGAAAGCTGTCACAAAGGACATCCAGCAATCCATTTCACCTAAAGCCATTGCAGGCGGCATGCTTAGCCAGCTGCAAAGCGGCATGGGCGTCGGCGCCCGGATCGTGAATAATAACAGCACACAATCTTTTGTGCAAAACATCTATGCACCAAAACAGCCATCGCGGCTTGAGTTGTACCGGCAAACCAAAAACTGGATAGCCATGGCGAAGGGAGTGTGAAAATGTACACGGCGAAAATCGAAAATTCCAATGGGCAGGTGCTAACGCTGACGCAAAATGAATCGGATTATCAGGTTATCAGCATCACCGGCCTGAATCCACCGCCGGCGCAGATCAATACAACCAATATCGCGGGGATAGACGGCTCAAAATTTAACTCCGCGAAGCTGGACACCCGTAATATCGTCATCATGCTAAAGCTGAATGGGGATGTTGAAGGGAACCGGCTGGCTCTGTACCAAATGTTCCGAACCAAAGAAGAATGCCGGTTTTACTACTCCAATGGCCGGCGAGATGTGGCCATACCAGGCTACGTAGAAACGGTGGAGTGTGATTTGTTCACAAATGCGGAGATCATGCAGGTGTCTATCATCTGCATGTATCCGTATTTTAGGGACATTCATGAAAATTGGATTGAAATATCAGATGGGGCGACTGCGGGCTTCCATTTTCCGTTTTCCATCAATGTTGGCTCACCCATTCCATTCTCTATTTACAACATCGAGGGAGAAACGAATGTTGAGAACACGGCGGAAGCGGAAACGGGTGCGATTATTAGAGTTGATGTGAACGATCCAATACGCACAATAGAAATTAGGAATACAGGCAACAACGAATTTTTCAAACTTGAACATGATTTTCAACGCGCTGACACGATTCTTATAAACACGCACAAAGGGGAGAAAAGCATAACACTTGTAAGGAATGGTGTTGCATCAAATGTTTTCACTGCGTTAAAGCTTGGGTCCACTTTTTTTCAGCTGAATGTAGGCAATAATTTTTTCACATACTTTGCCAACGGCGTTCAAAATGATGAAAGATTGCTTGTGAGATTCATTTTTGCTGCGGAATATAGAGGTGTTTGAATGATCGACGTTTATGTTTTAGATGGAAATTTGAACGCTGTTGGAATGGTAGACGCTTACAAATCACTGATTTGGGCAAATCGCTACAATGATTTAGGCGACTGTGAACTTTGTGTGGATGCAAATCCTATAAACATTGATCTTTTGCAGGAAGGACGCTATTTGATGCGCCTGGATGACGAAATGGTTTGCAGGATCAAAAAAATAGAAATCGATACAAGCTCAGAAGACGGAAATTATTTGATTGTAACGGGGTACGACACAAAAGACTTTTTAGACCAGCGCATCACCTGGGGCACCATCACTTGTAACGGGAATTTAGAGGATTTTATACGGCAGCTGGCAACGCTAACATTGATTGCCCCATACGATGAAGATCGGCGACTTACAAAGCAAAACGGAGAAACGCTTTTGCAGCTTGGGCCAAAAGCTGGCTTCACAAAAACGCTATCAGAACAAATAAGCTTTAAAAATATCGGCGAAAAAATCAGAGAATTTTGCAAAAATAATCATTGGGGGTACAAGTTTTCGCTTGCAGGGGCTAATCTATCTTTTAGCCTGTATGCAGGCACGGATCGGTCATCAGAGGTTATTTTTTCGGAGGAATACGAAAATTTAAGCACAACAAAATACACCCATGAAATTACAGCAATGGGAAACATTGCTTTGATCGGCGGAGCTGGAGAAGGTGCAGACAGGGCAACAAGCTCTTATGGTTGGGGCTATGGCGCAGAGAGATATGAAGTTTTCGTTGATGCGCGTGATATTGCACGCTCAATTACATGGAAAGAATTAACGGCTGCATATCCAACAACCACGCAGGGCGGGCATGGGTATATCACCACAGAAGGCGAGCAAATAGTCTACAAGATGCTCTCTGTTGACATCCCAATTATGGACGCCGCACATCTTGCGTGGTTGGAATCGCACGTCCCAGGAGGCACAATCGTTACTATTGAGGGAGAGCAGTATTACAGGGTGGCGAACGCTACAATTGCAAGCTTGCAGACTGACACGCCGGAAGATAATTCACCTGTCATTTTGTTTGATGTTGTATACCTAGTGTATCTAATCAATCGAGGTATGGAAAAGCTGGCGGAATACGGCGAAAAAACAACGTTTGAAGGGGTAATAATCCCGGACGTAACGTTCTTGTATAAGCGGGATTATTTCCTGGGGGACATTGTTGCAGTTGTCAGTGAATACGGCATTTCAGCGCGATGCAGAATCGTGGAAGTGATCGAAGTGGTGGACGAAAACGGCTACAAAGTAGAGCCAAAATTTGAGTATATGGAGGCATAACTATGGCAGATCAAATTTTCCCCGTAAACTGTGGATTTTTTGATGCAGTAAATAATGATAGGCTTTACACGGCCAATCAAATGAACTTACCATATAAACGCGTTATCGGGAACGGCGTTTTTGCCACGCCGGCGGGGACGCCAAGCACAGATTTGCAGGTGTCAGCGCCGGGCGGAGGCATGGCCATCACTGTGCAACCAGGAGAGGGCATTTTTGCATACAAATGGTACAACAACCCCGCGACCCTTTCCATCACCGTCCCGCCAAACACTGGAACTTTGCAACGCATTGACAGTGTTATAGTGCAAGTGGACGAGCGGGTCAGCGGGAGAGTTGGTAACATTGTGTATCGCCCCGGCACCCCGGCCAATCCGCCACAACCGCCGGAAATCAACACCGTTGCAGGCGTAACGGAGTACCAGATAGCAAACGTGTCTATTCCCGCTGGCGCTACAGAAATCGACGCGAGTATGGTGAACGATTTGCGCGGTTCCTCGCATTGCCCATGGGTTACCAGTTTGATCTATCAAGTAGACACAAGCACACTTTTTGACCAATTCAATGCTGCTTACACAAATCAATATAAGGCGTATACGCTGGATTTTGAGCA